TTCTTCCTGCAATCGGATTCCCCTCAGTATCCACCAGATAACCAATGTCACCCACAAAACCCGATAAATTAAAACCTGTTCCACTAGGCTTCAAAAGAGTGAATGAAACAGCTCCGCCAACCTCTTTATCAGTAAGAGTTACTGCTAAATCTGCCTCTGCAAGCTGTCTCAAACCCATTATTTTCCACCTTTTTTAGAGCCAGCCTTTTTATCAGCTTCGCCCTTCTTTTCAGCTTCATCAGCTGCAGCATCCGCTTTCTTAGCCTCATCAGCTTTTTCTGCATCAGCTTTCTTTTCGCCTTTTTCTTCAACAGCAAGAATCTGGCCTTTAGAAACTGCATCATCAAATGCAGTTTCCGGCTTAAATATGCTCTTAGTGATTACATCACCAGGAGCATAAACCTTGCCGCCGTTGTAAAAGCTCACGCCCTCAGCAACAACGTACTTCATACCGTACCTCCAGCCTTAGTCCTACGAAAGAACAGTAAGACAACCGAAACGGTCGATAGATACAGGAATACAAACTGGACGAACAGTAGCCTGAGCTACAGTAGTATCCTTATCGTCGTTGTTATAAACCTTGTTATGAATCTTCATACCGCCCTGATATGTAACCTTTTCAGGAATAACAGAAGCGAATGGCTCAATCATACCAAGAGAAGGAACTCCACCGTAAACGCAGCGGAAGTCCAAATCCTCAGGATCAGCAAGCACGATAACCTTTTTATCATCCACAAATGGAGTTACTGTACTGTCATTAAATGCAGTGTAACGTCCGTTATAAACCATAAGGTCAAGACGATAAGCACCAAGTTCAATATAACCCATGTACTTTCCGCCCTTGTTTACAATACGAGGATTAAGGTTACCAAGTCCAAGACCGTCTTTCTTAACGGCGTTCTGAACAGCTGTATTCTGGATGAAAGCATTCCAAGCCTTAGCACCAAAAATAGCAATCTTAGCATCAACCAAACCGTCATCGCGGATAGCGTCAGCAAGAGTTTCCAAATCACCAAGCGGATCAGCACCAGCCTGGTCCCATTTAGTGCTTACAGTAGCAATATGAGTAGCCTTAGCATTGAAGTCCAGCTCATAAGCATCATTACCAGCATCGTCAGTAAGTTTAAGTTTACCAGTCTGGAGAACCTGAGAAGCCTGCAATTCTACAGCACGGCCAAGCATTCCATACATAAGCTGGAAAGCACGTTTTAGAATAGTAACCAAACGGCCAAACCAAGTACCAATAGCCTCGTATTCATTTTCACCAGGCTGTCTCTTGAGCAAATCGAAAATGTTTACCGGACGAGCGAGTTTATATACAGGAGGCTTTACCTGCTTTCCCGTAAATACGTCGTCAGAAATTGCGATAGCACCGTTTGAAAGGTCACGAAGAACCGGCGCAACCTGCTCACCTGAGCGAACAATGTCAATATCAACATATTCAGCATCAGTATAATCTTCCTCAGTAGTCTTAAAGAAAGACGAAAGGAAGCCCATTTTATCCATCTTTGGGAAGCTCTCAAAGATTTTAAGAACCTTTTCCTTGAATGCACTCTGCATATCAAAACTCCTTTTAAACTACTGATTATCAGTAGAATTCTGTTCAGTAATCTTTACTGGAATAATTCCGGCTGTCTTAGCCAGATCTTTCTGCAATGCAGTAGCAGCAGTACCAGCAACCTTAATCTTAGAACCGTCTACAGGTCCGGCAATGTAAGCAGTAAGAGGAACATCTTTACCAGATGTACCACCTTCGAGCTTTTCGCGGCCAGTATAGATAGCGCAGATTGGATCAATAAGACCAGATACAGCGATTCCAGTGTACGGAATGAATTTACCGCTTCCACCTCTATCACGTGCAAGAAGGTCACCCTGAACAACTTCGCCGTTAGCAGCGATAGTTACCTTACCAGATTCATAGAAACCGTCACCCAAAACGATTTCTTTATCAGAACCATAATTCTGGACGTTCATGTTAGCCATAATTAGTTTCCTCCCAATGCTTTATCAAAAGCGGCCATCATTGCTTCTTCCTTTTCGTTGTTAGAAGCAGCTGGAGTAGCAACATCACCAGGATTATCTTCCTTGCGAGCTGTAACAGCAGCATTAGCAACACGCTTTTCAAAGTAAGTTGTCTGAACATTATTATCAGCAATAGCAGAGCCATCACGGATAAAACCAGCAGCAACATCAAGACAGCCAGCGATTTCGCCCATCTTCAAATGAGCGTCACAGCGCGAGCGTTCTTCTTTAGAACCTTCTGCTTTACCAGCCGCAAAAACTTCGGCATAAAGAGCAGGCTCTTTAGACTTGAGTTCTTCGATAGTCATAACGCTATCCTCCGTATTATTTTGCGCCGCATTCACGGCAATATTTTCAGGAGCGTTATGACTTTCGCCATGCTCCATTTTCACAGTTTTAGTAAGACTGGCTGCAATGTCAGAATAAGCACTGGCATCCACAAACTTAGTCTCTTTTCGTGTTTTTTCAACACTCATCTTCGCATTATTAAATAAAGCAGATTTATCAACATCATCCACTTTAGAACCGCTGGCAATAACCTCATCAGCAAAGCCTTCGTTCACAATCTCTTCACCAAAAAAGAAAGTTTCTGCATCCATTAATGAATGAAGTTCTTTATCGCTCTTTCCGGAAATCTGCTGATAATATTTAGCCATAAGATTATCAATAGACACTAAAAGACCAGCCTCTTTTTCAAGCTCAAGATGATTACCCATAACGCTAGACCAGGCGTTATGAATCATATAAACAGCGTTATCCTCAACAAGAATCTTACTGTTAGGATTTTCCACCTTAGCAGCAAGCGCAATAATAGACGCACTGGAAGCAGCCATTCCCTGAATATAAGTTTCTACAGTTACTTCCTTATGCTGGCGCATAAAGTTACGGATAATATTAAAAATGGAAATACATTCCCAGACAGAACCGCCTGGACTGTCAATAACAATCTGAACTTTATTATCTTCCTGGTCATAGTTTTCAAGCTCACGGCGCATAAACTCCGCAGTAATACCACTTTCCCACCAGGAATCGCCAATTCGTTTATTAACCAAAATAGACTTCATATATGCCATTTTGTACCCAACAAATCGGAAAAACTATCAACTACGACACATTTTTTATCAGGTAAAAATAAAAAAAAAAGCCCCGTGTTTCCACGAGGCTCCTCCCACTTAAAGACCTTATCTCACCCTATAAAGTCTTTAATCGCTCATACAAATTACCAAGAGCATTACCAATATGATTAACGCACTTTTCACTCAATCCACCGCGATTATTCATCATAACCTCAGAATAAAGCTCCAGATGATAAATCACATCGTCCAGCAATTCTCTACCTTCAAAAGATAACTGCTCTTCAACTTCTTTTTTTGAATCTGCCATTTTCAAAACTCCTAATTTTAATCTTTATCGAAGTTTTTCAAAAAGTATAGATTACACATCGCATGATCCAGATGACTTTTTCCACTTTCCGGATCAACTTTCTCACCGTTCTGCCATGCTGTTAAGTGTCGCATTAATGCAGCAAAATATCTGTTCTTACCGTCAGGAACTTTCTTCCAGTTTTCACGCGCGTATTTCTCCGCACCAAATGTAAGAACTTCGACACATCCCTCAAGTGATTTCAATTCCAGAAGCGACCAGTCCGGCTTTCCTTTATCAGCTTTCACGCCACAGCCGGAATGAATATCAGCAATCAGGTCATCATTTATTTTACCACTCATTTACTTTCTGAACCTCAAAAAACCTAAAAGATTATCACAAGAGCGAACTTTAAATTTCACACCATCCTGCTTTAATCCATCCTGTTCCGCCACCAGAAAGGAACGTCCGTCAATATTTCCCATTACAAGCGCAACATGGCCATATTTATTCTTATCAGTCGCACCCCACACAGCCACATCCCCGGCACGCGGATTAATATAAACCTTTTCAAAATACTTCTTCTCAAGAGGCATTTTGTCATAATTCAAAAATAAATCCTTAGCACCCTCTACACCACCCGTATGAGGAATGCCAAGTACATCCTGACAAAACTGGCGAAATAGATCTACACACTGCGCACCATAAGCCTTGTCAAAATCGCACTTCTTACCAGTCCACTTATTCAAAAATTCATCAATCGTCTGCATTATTCACCTCTCTCATAAAGCTGCTTAGTCCGTTCATAAGCCTCTTTAGTTGCTTTATAATCAATTTTAAAATCTTTCAAACTGTCATAATATTCAAGCGACATTAAAACCATACCGCTCTTATCATCATAATCAACGTCACAATCACCCGGCTTAGGAAACTCCGGCCACACTACTTCCGGAAGTACATAAACCGTCTTAGTCGTAGTCACGCAGGCTGTCAGTGATAGCATTAAACTTATCACGGCCACTAAGCCCATCAGTCTTATGCTTTTCTTTATCTGCATTTTCAAACACCTCTTTTTTTATCCGCGCTTCATTCTGTGCAAGCTCCACCTGATAGCGAAGCCGCTCAGCTCTCTCATGTTCATCCTTGTAAGCCTTTTCACTCTTACGCCATGCCTTAAAAAGTAAAACGGCGGCCACCAGAAGAACAGCAATAACCGCAATCAAAATCAAAACAGTTTTCACTGCAGCCCCTCCTCATTCTTAGAAGCTAAAGCGTCGCTGATAGCAAAAGCCGCTTTCTGGCCAAAGTTAGCACCCAGGTAAAAAGCACTGATATAAAAAAAGTCTTTCAAAACCGCTTCAAAAAGTTCCACAGTTTTTTCAACCGCCACCACATTCTTAATACAGCTGATTAAAACCACAACGCCCACAATCAGCGTCAAAACCAGCCATACAACCCACACTAAAAACTTCCTGCTCTGCAATTTAGCAGGCTTTTCTTCCACTTTCTCAACTTCATCCGCCATAACAAACCCCTTATTTTTTCATTAAAAAATTAATTAAAATGTTTACGCCAGAAGTGACGACGATAGTCAGTACAATTACCGCAATTTTTTTCCAGACCGCCAGAGCCACTTCTCCGCTTTTTTTTTCCAGCTTATCAATTCTTCCACGAATCAACTCATCACTCTGAATACTCTTCGCAACACTACGGTCCAGCTTCGCTTCCAGTTTTTCAGTATTAAGTTTTATAACTTCAATACTGTTAATCATCACAGGAATATCTTTGAGAATCTTTTCATGGTCGTCTACTTTCTTTTCAATACTTTCAATCTTTGCATTCATCTCAGTCATCTGCACAGCTGTACTCTTCGAGATCTCAAACATCTGGAGCATAAGCTCTTTATTGGTCATACCGTCGCCCATAATAAACCTCCGCTCTATTTGTCAGTAGTCTCATCGTCAGCATCATTATCATCCAACTGATTATCCGCTTCCGACCCGTCCATGCTATAAGCAGGCTTTCCGTTATTGTCTTCCAGAATATGAGGATTAAAACCAAGTTGATGAGCATAATTAATTTCACGTTTAAGCTGCGCGATAGTCTTTCTGAAAGTCTTACCGTTAATACGCTTACACTCATCGTCAAGAGTAGTAAGACCATTATCAAGCGCATCATTAGCAGCCTTAACATCCTTAGTACGTTCAACGCTAGGACGTGCAATACCGCTCCACGAACAGCTTAACCATGCAGCTTTAATCTGCCACAGTTTCGGATCCGCAAAAGCCATAACAAAACCCGGAAGATTAAGCATTCCGTTTAATGCCGCCTGAATCACAAACTCTTCAAAAATAATCTGACAGAAGTCTTTAGCATTCTTAAAATTACGATATTTAAGATATACCTCAAATTCATTATTAGCCTGACGGCTCGCAGAATAAGAAGATGTAAACTTTAATTTTGCAATCTCCGGAGGAATTTCCAGACTCCAGCAAATCGCATCAATAATCGCACCTTCAAAAACCGCAAAATTTACATTCGGCCTGTTAGTAGAATAGCTTACAACCTCTTCGCCTGGAGCAAGATCATCGAACACCGTACCAGGCTGCATCAGCTGAATAGGTTGATGACCCTTAGGCGGAATTTCCGAACCAATACCAGTTTTAATACCGCCTACTTCCTTCATAGGACGCTGCAGCCCTGCAGTCGGACGAGTTCCAAGCGCAGTCTCCGGAGACTTCTTCACAGTAAACGCAATCAAAGCGTTAATAACTGCAGCTCTTATTTCGGCATCCTTGTATTTATCAATATCAGAAAGCATAGAAAGCACGTTAGCCAGTAAAGGCTCACCGCGCACCTTATCGCTCATTTTTTCAGAACCGTAAACCATCCAGCTTATCTGTCTTCCGGATTTTTCACCCTTTACAGGAATACGTTCATATTTAAGCTGGCCGTCTTCAAAAGTCTGAACAAAATAAGCAACATGACGGTTATACTTATCAAGCTCAACGCCCTGAATAATTCTGTTTCCGTTTTTACAAACATAATCTGCAGGAGTTTTAATATTATTACCGTTCACCCACTGCCACATCGGAAGCCCGTTAGTATGATTCACACGCGCAATAATAACACCGTCACCACACAAAATAGCTTCACGTCTTACAACTTCCTGGAACTCACCAAAAGTTAATTCCTTACGATAATCAAAAAGCTCATAATTATTCGTATAAAGATTAAACTGCGAAGTAATAACATCACCATACTTCACAGCCAAATCAGCGCGCTCCATATCATCCTTACCAGGCCACAAAACATCTTCATTCGGACTACTATTCGCACTTAAACCGGTAAAAATCTCATTACGCAGGATGCGGCGCAAAATACCACGCGCATACGGAGAATCAGTCCAAAGCTCCATAGACTTCTGACGAAGCGTCCAGTAATCAATAGAATTAAAAACCTTAACAAGCCCAAGAGAACCGCGGAACTTTTCACCGCTCCAGGTAACATTCTGGCTCAAAGCCTCAGCCACCATTCTCTGATATTTATTATGAATCTCAGCTTCAAACTGCTTACGTGTTTTAAAATTAAAAATACCCATTTAGAACCCCGGACAAATCTGAGGACAACGGCTGCCCCCTACCTGTAAACGTGCTTCCAGAACCGCAATATCACCCAGCAGCTTCTCACGTCTCAGATATAAATTACTCAAGTCAGAACGGCTAACCGTCTGCTTATCCTGTCCGGTATCAATCGTATAAGACTGAATATTTCCGTTTTTATTAAAGGCTACAATCGCCTTTTCAATCTCTAAAAGTAAAATTTTGGCATTAGTCAGCTCATCTTGCCAAAAAGTCTGAGAATCCTCGTTTACAACAGGACTATTAACGTCAATAACCATAAAAACCATTATTGACCCATACCCATAGAAAAACTATCAACTAAACTTGATAGATTTTCCGGTCACACCAAACCAATAATTACACTTATGTTTTCCGGATATAAAATGGTCATAGATGACCCGTCAAAATTTCACCTGCTCACAGAAGATATGAAGTCTGATATGCTCAAAGCTGCAGCCGCAACTGTAAACGTGCAGGCCGCACTTACCAGAAAAAACGCAATAGAAAAGCTGCATCAAGATTTCACCCTCAGAAACACTTTCACAGAAAAATCAATCGGCTTCGACCGCGCGCCTGCAGAAGCAACAAGTTTCTCAGAAATAGAAAGCCACGTCGGAGCAAGAGACCGCGCATCCTATCTGGAACGCCAGGAAACCGGCGGCACACACAGAGCTTCAAATGGCGGCCAGCTCTCAATTCCAACCACCGCAGCCAGATCCGGAAGCAGCCGCAATCCGGTCCAGAAATCCATGTACCGCTCAAAAATCAATAAAAAAATAATTAAATATAATCCGTATTATAAAGGCACCGGAAAATCCGCGCTCGTATCAGCTGCAGAAGCAGCTTACACACAAAACAAATATCTCAAATACAATAAAAACATCTACCGCGTAACCTCATTCACAAAATCAAGCGGCCATGTAAAATTCAATTTAGAAATGATCTATTTCCGCGGCGTAACCCAAACCCAAACCCAGGCAACCCACTGGCTCACAGAATCAATGGCCAAGCCTGCAGCTGACGCACAGTCCATCTTTAATTCCCAGATGAAAAAACTGGAAAGAAAATAAAAAAAAACTCCAGCCGCCGAGCTGGAGTTTAAACAAGAAGACACATAAATGCAAGACAGTCCATGTGTCTAAAAATATTTTTAACACATATTTTTATATTTTGCAACCTTTATAATTCACTATAATCTTCCGGCACTTTAAAATAACAAATAATCAATCCGTCCAGCGTCGCCTGTTCCCTCTCAATCCTGCAGCCGTTACTCTTTTCCCACCCGTCCAGCATTGCAATATGAGTACATTTTTTAAGCTCCGCCAGATCTACTTTCATAAAATCTTCATATTTCACTTCTGGCTTTACTTTCAAAAGCTCATCAGAGAGCTTTACAGGATTAACTACATCATAACCAATAGCCTTATAAAACTCTTCCGCCCTGGTAAAGTTAGCCCTGTATTCCTCTTCCGGAATACCAGTAATCGCACCGCTTAAATAAACTCTTTTCATTGTCCTTTCCTCCTGCACCACTCCAGAAATTCATCCGAAGGATTCATTTTTTCAAGACGTTCACTCCATCCTTCTTTTTTCAGGATGAATTTCACGCAGTCAAACTTTTCAAAATATTTCACATCGCAAACATCAAGACTGCAGCTCATAACAATCTCACAAAAGCAGCACTCCAGATATGAGAATTTTTTAGTTTTCACAGTATCCCCATAAGCCGGATAATCATGCAGCAGTAATTCTTTGTAAAATGCAATTATGAATTGCAGAAACTCCCTGTCGCTCTGTTCCATCTTCTCTCCTATTCCATCGTAAACATCCCATAGCTCGCGTAATTCCAGAACGCATTCCAGTCAAGCATATTACCGCGCAGATCATTACGACAAATATCATCCGCAAAAATTTCAAGAGCCGCCAGGTTATAAACATAAGTATCAAAACCATGATTCGCCGCTCCAGGCTTCGCTCTCCATACCGTACGAATATATTTATTAGTCCTTTTATCGTATTCTTCAACCTTTTCCTCAGCTTCAAACATACGGAAATAGTCATCATGGAAATTATCCGGAAAGTTCGGAAACCATTCCGGCTGCTTAGTTCCCTCGTCCCACTGCAGCATATTCATTGCACGGCTGATTCTGTCTTTAAGTTTACCAGTGTTAATATGATAAGCCAGAGGAAGTCCAATCGCTTCAAGTGTCTTACGGTTAAACAGCTGGTAAGTTTCCCCATTCTTAATCCAGTCAGAACCTTTACAGGCATAAACGCCAGCAGTAAAGCGAGCGCAGAACGCATAAACCCAGTCAGTATAGTGACCACTATCCACAAGAGTTATGGCAATTTTATATTTCTTCCCGTCATCAGCCACAAAAACTGTATTTTCAATGTAAGTCGCAAGCCTATCCCAAACACCATAAAAATCCTCAGAAGGACCTTCAAACCTCTGGAAATCAATAGTCCATGTCACGCCACCGGCACTAAATCCCTTAGTATCCACATACAAACAGTCTTTCTGAACGTCCACCGCACAGGTAATAATCCAAACCGGAGAACCTGCATCCTCCATCGCCATTTTATTCGGAACCTTACCGCGCGCAAAACCAAAGCGTTTATGCAGCAGAGCTTTCTCGCGCCTGATCTGTTCATTCTGCTCTCTGAATGGTAACCCCTGTTTCAAGTTGCGGAAAGTTCTGTAACCCTCTTTATCCTTCACACGGTTATTTTTCAAATCCCAGCACTTCGCCCAGGCAATTACAAAGTCTTCCCAGGAAAACATTCCCGGAGGATTATAAATCGGCGACAAATGATAACTTCGAGCATCCTTTTCCTCACTCTTCTTAGTTGCCCTCCATTCGCCCTTTTCCATGATTATCGCCTTATCATAGTTTTTCATAATCTTGCCGCAGTGCGGACACTTATAACCTACCGTCTCAAGTTTCGGCTGGTAATTCTCATCATTTTCCCAAACAATACCACCAATCTGATTATCATGACTTTCATCCCAGATAGCCCACTCAAGAGGCTGCATCTCACCGCAATACTTACACGGCACAAAATACCGCCGCTCATCACCCAGCTGATAAAGTCTCCAGATTTTAGAAGTCTGTTCAACAGTCGGAGTAGAACCAAAATAAATCTTCCTGGTAGAAGGATAAGCGTCAGAACGTGCAATAGCCAGATCTTCCATCGTACCTTCGCCCTTAATGTTCTCACTCATACCGTCAAGCTCATCAACTAAAACAATCTTGTATGAAAAGTTTCTGAACCTGTTACCAGAACGTCCGCCGACAGCATGAAGATAACCACCCGGAAATTCCTTCTTAAACGAAGTATCACCGGTATTACGCGCGCCTGCAGCTTTCTTAGTCTGCGCAAAAATCTTACCGCGCAGGCCGGAAGTATCAATCATTCGGTCAATTTTAGTATCCATTGCAAGTTTCGCCATGCCCTCATCCGGCAAAACATAAAGCATAGGAGCCGGATTACAGCCGATTCCATAAAGCATAACTGTCTCAAGAATTGCTGTAGTCGCTCCCAGCTGATTCCCTTTCATAATATAAACCTTATGAATCGGACTATCCGGACTAAAATTGTCTACAATCTCTTTAAAATACGGAAACTGCTTAAAAGAAAACTTACCAGGAAACGGCGTCAAATCCGCCGCCATATAACGCACCTGGCAAACATAATCACTAGGATTCATGTAGTTTCTTTTAGCAGTCAGCGCAAGAAAACTCTTTTTGAGAAAATCAATATCCGCCGAATTAATAACGCACTTCAAAACCCTCTTTCCCCTTAAAGATTTTTATATAAATCAGCATCTCCATAACAGCAGTGATAAATATCAGCCTTAAACAACTTTAAAATACAAAAGCCGCTTCCCACCTTCACTTTATTAATCATCTTATACCCAGGAAGCGGAATACAAAGTGGAACCACGTCATTAACATGAGCATACTGCATAGCACTTGTCACACAGCCGCTCACATATTTCCAAGTCTTACGCCCCCAAAGCGGCTTAGGCGCACCAAAAGTAATAACAGCCGCTCTGTCATGTGTTCTGTAGCAGTAATCCTCAGCTGCAAGCACACTCATTGCACCGCCATAACTCCAGCCGCAGATTTCCACCCTGTAATCCTTATGGACCTGCTTTTCTTTAATCAGCGCGTCCATAACAAGATCATTACAAGATTTCCAGGCATTACCCCAGCCGCGCGCAATCAGCATACAGCTTTCCTGTCTCTTGTAAATCTTCACAGGAAAGTCAAAATTATTATGCCAGTCGCGCTTAGTTGTCGATTCTTCAAAAAGCAGTCTCACTACCTTTTCAGAATCTTCCACCACCACAGCCCAATCTACATCGTCACCGCTTTTAGTGTACTCAGTCTTTTTAATCAGTTCATAAAGTTCATTAGGCTTCATTTTCCTTTTCCTCCCACACTTTTTCCGCGCAGCCATGCTTCACCATGTTTTTAATTCCACACTGGCAAACCACTGCCGGAGTTCCCCCAGAGAAAGGACAACGGCCATACACCCTTTCAGCGCACTGATTATTCACACTTACCACGCAAAAGTTATAGCAGGCTTCTTTTTTGTCATTGTTATAATCAACAAATCGAATCACGTTATCCTCCTTTTTTTCAAACTACTTTCAAAAAAAAATAGCTATTCAAGTCT